CCCCCATGGTGGGGGAAGCTCGCTGCAAATAATTAACATGACAAAAACGAGACAATACCATAGTTCGTATCCAGCGTCAAGCTGGCTACTTGTAAAACCCTCGGCCTATGACCCAGCTTGGATTGAGCATGGCGGCACCTTCGCAGGTGCTACTTACGCGATCCAGGATGAAAGCATAGACGGAGAATCTGGTATTGACGGGCGTTCTCGCCCGTGTCTGCACACTAAGAACTTACGAGCCCTCGTTAATCAGGATCTCCTACTTGGAGCGCCTGACGGCGGAGAATCGTACGTAGCCTTGCCTTCTGCTTCGGTCCGTAAGATATTATCGAACGAACCGTTTCCACCATCCCCTCCAGGGTTCCTCACGGAATCCCAATGGGGTGCGTTGGACGCAAAGGCTCTTGAGGTGATGTTGCCAAGCATGACTGATGGGAATTCCGTAATCAATTTTCTAATTGAGATGAGGGATTTCCGTAAGTTGGCTGAAGCTTTTCGCCTAAAGAAGAACAGACTTAAAGTACTCGTGCTCGGCGATGAAGGCGTCTCTGATGAGACGCTACGCCAGGCATTAAAGAAACGGACCCTTAAAAGTCTGTCTCAGTCGTACTTGAATTACTCGTTTGCTTGGGCACCATTGGTGTCCGATATTATGAATATGTACTCGACGTTGAATACGTTCAATGATCGGTTAGACAATATTCGTAAACGTGCTAATAGTAAGCAATCGCAGCACTATCGCCAGGTATTGGATGATTCCGATACCGATAGTGGTGCACTTACTGACGTCTCCGAGGTAGTCGACTCCTTTCCCCTTCGCGGTAAATCCTTTAACAGGGTTCGCGTCGGGTACAAAGAGAGAAAGCTGCATCGGCTAGTCTATCGGGCATCCTGTCGTTATACGTACAGTATGCCTGATCAAAGTGATTTACAGATTAAGATTCGAGCTTGGTTGGACTCCTTTGGAGTTCGTTTAGATCCGTCCATCATTTGGAACGCGATCCCATTCTCGTTTATCGTAGACTGGGTCTACGACGTTGGAGGTTTCCTCCGACGTTTCTCTGTAAATAACCTTGATTTGCAAATCGTCGTCCACGATTTCTGCTCTTCGCAGAAGTGGATAACGGCCAGAGACTATCATGCGTACCACATTTATGAAGGGGCCTCGAAAGGGCCTTCTGAGTACTGTGGCACTGTCCTGAACAGTTTCTATCACCGCCGCGTCGTCACTCCTGACGTTCTTGCGGCGGCTCGTGCTTCCGGTCTCGATGTACGTGAGGTAAGTCTGCTTGCAGCACTCACGCGCGCTCGATACCGGTAGTCAAATGGTGCTTGTGTATACCCGATGTTAGGGAGCATAGGCAAATCAGAATCCTAATTGAATAAGATCCATGAATTATCCCATCATCCTCAACGCAGTCGGCTACGGGGGAACGGACCTCGCTGTAAGTTACAGCGCAGTGAAGTTCCTTCCGCAAGGCACGATCTCTATCGTGCAAGCCACCGAGAAGACCGAGCCGGAAATGCTCACGATCTCACATCAAGATGTGAAGATCAAAGGCGTTCCGTTTCGGCGATCTCTCGTACGACTCGATAAAACCAAGACGGACCCCCTGAAAGGGGACCTGACGGCATCGGTCTACGAGGTGTTCAACGTCCCTCTCAGGACGGCTGAATTCTCGGATCAAGATTATCTCGACATGAAGATCCGCCTGTTCCTTCTTACGGGACAGTCGGCGAATCTGGCGCAAATCTTGTCTGGTCAACACTAGGCCTAAACAACCTAGTCCGACTGCAAAGGTACAAACCTACGTGGTGATGAATGATGATTGGCTCTAGAGATACACTATAAATAGATGAAGTATATACGACATCCAAGTGATCGGAAGAGCTGCTCACAGAACCCTTCGACCTTGCCTCACGGTGAGGAAGAGGAGTTCTATTGTGAGTTATTCACCAGTCTATACCACGATGTGGTTGACTGTTATGCTAATATTCGCAGAATTGATATCAGTAAAGACCTAGAAACTTTTCGAAGTCGCTACTGTGCCGAAGGTATGGGTTTCTTAACAAAGACCCTTCCCTTACTTTGCAAGAGCCTTGACAAGGCCCTTGCAACTGGCATGACACTGCAATTCGTCTCCTTTTCTAAAAAGAAGGGAACACAACTACCGGCATTCTGCTGGTGGTTATTCAGTGAAATATTTGATAATGCGGGTAACGAACGCAGTGATGCGTCCGTACTGGCAGTTAAACAACTGAGGCAAATCCTAATTTGTTTCTACAAACTAGAGTTACCATATGACCGAGAAAGAACCCAAAGTGTTCTTGACCAATTCATCAAAGTCGACGAAAGTCTCTGTTTTCGAACGGATTCATTACTCGGTGTTGATGTCCTTATCGCGCAAAACGCTAAAAGCGTCGTGTGCAGCATTATGTCTAGCTTATGTCCTCGGACTATTAAGCCACGACACGGTGCAGGAGCTGTGTCAACAGGCGAGAAGCCTGCTGAAAAGCGCAATTTTGCGCGGCTTGTTCGGAGCATAGAAGAAGTGTATCCGTTTACGGAATACTTCCAATATAATCTTACACAAGTTGTCGACAGCTACGATAAGTATAAAGCCCTCGAGGAGAAAGAATCGGGGCAAGCACGAATAGTGCTTGTCCCGAAAGACTCCCGTGGGCCTCGGATCATATCCTGCGAGCCACTGGAAAACCAGTGGATTCAACAAGGCCAAATGCGGGCAATAGTGCCTCATTTAGAGTCTCACCCTCTCACGAGGGGAAGACTTAACTTCACGGATCAAACCGTGAATCAGGCCTTAGCGTTGCAAGGGTCCCTCGACGGGACCTACGCCACGCTGGATATGAAGGAAGCAAGCGATCGGGTGGATTTGGAACTGGTTAACTACCTATTCCCTCCACTTTGGGTCGACGCCCTCAAGGCGTCACGATCTTCATCAACATTGCTTCCCGATGGCAGAGTAGTCCACATGAAGAAATTCGCACCTATGGGATCAGCAACTTGCTTTCCTGTTGAGGCGTTAATCTTCTGGGCACTCTGCGTGTCAGTTGTATGTTGTACACGTGGGATCTCAGTGGCGAAAGCTGCCGAGGACCTATACGTGTACGGAGACGATATCATCTGTCTGAGCGTAGACCAGGCTCAGATTAGACAGCACCTACCCCGTTTTGGACTTGTCCTCAACGAAGGTAAGTGTTGCACGGCAGGGTTCTTTAGAGAATCCTGCGGGACCGACGCCTATAAAGGCTCGGATGTCACCCCGACGAAATTTCGTCGTGTGTGGTCTCGTATCTTAGATGCTAGCAGCTATCCCGCTTGGGTGAGTTACAGTAACTCACTTCATGCAGATGGCTTCTATAGAACCGCTGACTACATAGAGTCGAGGGTACAGCGAAAGCTGCTCACTCCTCATGTTAGTCACCAAAGCATTGCCACTGTCCGTAAGGACAAAAGTGACACTTTGGGCAATCCACAGCCAGAAATGGCCGTAGGTATTGCGTTCTATAGGTCTAGCGAGGTTTCACGAGTTAGTAACCAGAAACTCGGCGTCAAGACGCGCTGGAATGCGCGCTATTGTCGGCACGAGGTACGTGGTTACGTGAGCCTTCCCTGTATTGAATGCACGGATGCATTCGACTGGGCGGAAATGTTACGATTGGAGTCTCTTCGACCCCAACCGAAACACTGTTTCGCACTGGATGAAGGCGGTGGCTTGCCACCGCTTAGTCTACCCCCCAGCGATGCCGCTAGAGCTGGTATTTATGCGATCCCTCGTCGCAATCGTTTGAAACGAGGGTGGATCCGTAGTCATGCCTAGGCATGGCTACGTCGTGACCTAACCAGTCACTCCCAGGGAACACACCATTAGCAGGTGCG